GCAATTGGCGAAGAAATGCAGCACCGCTACGCCATCAAAGAAACACGCTCAAAGCTGAAAGGTACGATCGGCAGTCGGTTAATGAACGAACGGAAGAAAGAGAAGCGTGTCCTGGCTGTCGAGCATGAATACATCTTGCAGGTGACGCAGCCCGAATTGCTGATTAATTGAAGATGCCATCACAAAGCCCATCCACTGGTGGGCTTGATAATGAAACCGTGATTTACATCCCCACAATCCGGGTATGTAAAAGATAGTTCAGGCGAGAACGGATTTAACTAAATCTGTGCGCCACCAGTTAACGGCAGTACAGCGAAACAACCCAAGCCAGTAAGTGGGGAAATAACACTGGCAGCCACTGAAAGATGAACCCCCTGCCTTATGGCAAAAAAGATTCTTTGTGGTGGCGGACTGATGGAAAGACATCGGTTATTGCAGAGACCATTCAATGAGTGGTCTCGACAATGGCTTATACCCTACACGGGATAACTTAACTGATATCCCTTTTAACGGATAAACGGAGCCAACAATGGCAGAGATTATTCCCATGACTGAAGAACAGAAATTCCAGTTAGAGATTTACAAACTGGTCATGAACCAGAACGCAGCCGCAGAAGAAGCATTTCAGTTCATTGGCACTGATGAGCTGAAGCTTGAGCTATTCAAAATTCACTTCCAGTCAGGCGGCGCTAATTCAGATATCACGACCCGCACTATCGAAGCGGTGCGTAAATCGAAGGAAGCGTTAGACCTGTTCACTACCGGAGCATAAACATGGCAACTCAAGGTTTCGACAACCCATCCAAATTCCGCGATGAATGGGATAAGCAAGCAGAAGGGAAATAATCAATATGGCGACTGAGAAAAAGAACGTCGGTCGCCCTTCGGATTACCTGCCGGAGGTGGCTGATGATATCTGTGCGCTGCTTGCCTCCGGGGAAAGTCTGGTTAAGGTTTGCAAGCGCCCCGGCATGCCAGCAAAGGCTACTGTATTTCGCTGGCTGTCAGAGCATGACGAATTTAGAGACAAGTACGCGAAGGCAACTGAGGCACGAGCTGATTCTATTTTCGAAGAGATATTCGAAATTGCTGACAATGCGATTCCAGATGCTGCTGAGGTGGCAAAGGCAAGACTTCGCGTTGATACCCGCAAATGGGCGCTGGCCCGAATGAATCCACGTAAGTATGGCGACAAGGTAACTAATGAGCTTGTCGGCAAAGACGGCGGCGCAATCCAGATTGAAACATCACCGATGAGCACTCTATTCGGAAAATGACCTCGATTAATCCTATCTTTGAACCGTTCATTGAGGCGCATCGCTACAAAGTCGCCAAAGGCGGTCGAGGTAGCGGTAAATCATGGGCAATTGCGAGGCTGCTTGTTGAAGCGGCGCGTCGGCAGCCAGTGCGTATTCTCTGTGCTCGTGAACTGCAAAACAGTATCAGCGATTCGGTAATCCGGTTGCTTGAAGACACCATAGAGCGGGAAGGGTATTCGGCTGAGTTTGAAATTCAGCGTTCAATGATTCGTCATCTCGGAACGAATGCTGAATTCATGTTCTACGGCATCAAAAACAACCCGACGAAGATTAAATCGCTAGAAGGCATTGATATCTGCTGGGTGGAGGAAGCGGAAGCGGTAACGAAGGAATCATGGGATATCCTGATACCAACCATCCGCAAGCCATTTTCCGAAATATGGGTGAGCTTTAACCCGAAAAACATCCTCGACGATACCTATCAGCGATTCGTCGTAAATCCTCCAGATGATATTTGCCTGCTGACGGTGAACTACACCGACAACCCGCACTTTCCTGAAGTTCTCCGTCTGGAGATGGAAGAGTGTAAACGCAGAAATCCGACCCTGTATCGTCACATCTGGCTTGGTGAGCCAGTAAGCGCAAGTGATATGGCAATCATCAAACGTGAATGGCTTGAAGCCGCAACCGATGCGCACAAGAAACTAGGATGGAAAGCGAAAGGCGCTGTTGTTTCTGCACATGACCCGTCAGATACAGGGCCGGATGCTAAAGGTTATGCATCGCGTCACGGTTCGGTTGTTAAGCGCATTGCCGAAGGCCTGCTGATGGACATCAACGAGGGTGCTGACTGGGCTACTTCGCTGGCGATTGAAGACGGCGCTGACCATTACCTGTGGGATGGTGATGGTGTTGGTGCCGGGCTACGCAGACAGACAACGGAAGCGTTCTCCGGCAAGAAAATCACCGCCACGATGTTCAAGGGCAGCGAATCGCCATTCGATGAAGATGCACCGTATCAGGCCGGAGCATGGGCTGATGAAGTCGTACAGGGCGACAACGTTCGCACTATTGGTGATGTGTTCCGCAATAAGCGAGCGCAATTCTATTACGCGCTGGCTGACAGGCTTTATCTGACATATCGGGCGGTTGTCCACGGTGAGTATGCAGACCCCGACGACATGCTGAGTTTCGACAAAGAAGCAATAGGCGAGAAGATGCTGGAGAAGCTGTTTGCAGAACTGACGCAGATTCAGCGCAAATTCAATAACAACGGGAAGCTGGAGCTTATGACTAAGGTCGAAATGAAGCAGAAGCTCGGTATTCCATCTCCTAACCTGGCTGATGCATTGATGATGTGTATGCATTGCCCGGAGTCGGCTGCGCAACCCGACTATTCCAGTTACTCAATTCCTTGTGGTGTAGGTTGATATGGCAGAAAAAAAGATGACTGACTGGCATCGCAAGGTGCTGTGCAACTTTGATAATGCCTGGTCAGCAACGCAGGATATGCGTGAGCAGATTATTGAGGCTCAACGTTTCGTCCGGGTGTCCGGCGCACAGTGGGAAGGCAGTACAAACGCTGGTTACTCATTTGATGAGGGCAGGTTTGAGCATTACCCGCGCTTTGAACTGAATAAGATTTCCCGTGAATGTGATCGCATCATTGGCGAGTATCGACAGAATCGCATCAGCGTTAAATTCAGGCCGAAGGACGATAAGGCATCGGAAGCGTTAGCCGAAAAGATGAACGGCAAATTCCGCGCTGACTATCAGGAAACATCCGGTGGCGAAGCGTGTGATAACGCATTTGATGATGCTGTAACAGGCGGATTTGGTTGTTTCCGCATGTGTGCCGATTACGAAGATGAAATGGACCCAAGTAACGAGCAGCGACGCATCAGCCTTCTTCCTGTTTACGACCCGGCGACATGCGTCTTCTTCGATCAGGACAGCAAGCAATATGACCGCTCTGATGCTATGTGGGCTATGGAAATGTTCTCCATGACGCCTAAAGCGTTCGAGGCTGAATACCCTGATTCCATCGCAGCAAGTCTTTCTCGTGATGACACTGGTACTCAGTATGACTGGTCAACGCCCGATGCCATCTATGTTGGACGTTACTACGAAGTCCGCATAGAGAAGGTGAAGCTCACGGCGTGGCGCAACCCTGTTAGCGGAGAAACGGCAATCTATGATGAAGAGCAAATCAAAGATATTGTCGACGAGCTGACCGATGGTGCATTCGAACTGATTGGCGAGCGAACGGTGAAGAAGCGCCGCGTTTATTGCGGACTTCTGTCTGGCGCTGAATGGCTGGAAGAACCGAAGCGTATTCCAGGCGAACATATTCCACTCATCCCGGTATATGGGCGTCGCTCATTTGTTGATAATCAGGAGCGAATCGAAGGTCACGCAGCAAAAGCGATGGATGCACAGCGTCTTGAGAACCTGATGGTTTCTATGATTGCAGATAACGCTACTCAGGCTGGCGGTGATGGCATTCCTGTAGTTGATGTTGACATGATTCCTGGTCCTCTCGCCACTCATTGGGCGGAGCGCAACAAAAAGCGCCCGGCGTTCCTGCCGATGGTCAGTCTGAAAAACAAAAACGGCGATATTACTGCGCAGGCTCAGGTAAGTAGTTATACACCTCCGACACAAATGCCTCCTGCTCTTGCTGGGCTATTGCAGTACACCGGAACGGCTATTCAGCAAATTACAGGTGCGTCGCAGATTGAGAACATGCCGAGCAACGTCGCCACCGATACCGTTGATAGCATCTTTAACCGGATGGATACGCAGTCCTATATCTACATGGACAACATGGCTAAATCCATGCGTCGCGCTGGCGTCGTGTGGCTTTCTATGGCACGTGAGGTCTATGGCAGTGATACGCCGATGCGTATCGTTAATGAGGACGGCAGCGATGACGTGGCGCTGATGACTGGTGAAGTGGTTGACCGTCAGACAGGCCAGGTTATCGCTCTTAATGACCTTTCGCAGGGCAACTATGAAGTGACTGTCGATGTCGGTCAGTCGTTCGCTACTCGCCGTGATGCAACGGTTAAGTCGTTACTTTCCATGCTGGCACTTATCCCACCAGGAACGCCGAAGCACGACCTTGTATCGTCGATGATTCTCGACAATATGGACGGCGAAGGGATGGACGACCTTAAAGAATACAACCGCAATCAGTTGCTTCTGTCTGGCGTTATCAAGCCGAGAACGCCTGAAGAACAGCAGATGGTTGAACAGGCGAAACAACAACAGGCCAGTCAGCCAGATCCGGCTATGGTTGCAGCGCAAGGTCAGCTTCTTGCTGGTCAGGCTGAATTGCAGAAAGCGCAGAACGAACAGGCAGCCATTCAGGTTAAAGCATTCCAGGCACAGACTGATGCTCAGGTTGCAGCGGCAAATGTTGTGAAAATACTCGCATCTGCCGATAGTCAGCAGAAATCTGATATCCGCGAGGCTCTGAAACTGCTCGGACAGTTCCAGCAACAGCAAGGAGATAATGCCCGTGCTGATGCAGAGCTTGTCCTGAAAAGTCAGGCACAGGGCCATGCGCAGCGCATGGACATCAGCAGCATCCTGCAAAAATCAACTCAGCAACAACCACAGCAGTAATTAACCCATAACGTGCAATGGCTGTCTTTATGAGGCCTGGCACCCTATTGCCTTCCGATGGGCTGAACATCGAGTAAACAGGGGTAACAAATGGACCAGATGGCAGAAAACACACCAGAAGTTGAAATCGAAACCGACGCGTCAGAGCAGATTCCTGATGATGTCGAACTGGCTGAAGAAGTCGAAACAGAAGATGGCAGTGAGTCCTCCGGCAATGATGCAGAGGAAGCTACTGAAACTGATGACGACGAATCAGAACAGGAATTCTACTTTGGTGACGAAAAGCTGGATTCGCCAACCAGCGAAGATGGCGCAGAGCATGGACTGGTAAAACACCTGCGCAAGACGATTAAAGAGAAAGACCGTGAGCTGAAAGAGCTGATGCGTCAGTCTCAGAAACCCGTCGAGCAGCAGCCGGTAATCACTCAACCACCGCGAATGCCAAAACTGGATGATGAGGACATCGGTTTCGATGAAGAAATCTACCAGCAACGCATGGCTAAGTGGGCAGAGGATAACGGCAAGTACCAGCAACAGGAGATGGCTCGCAAGCAGAAGGAGCAGGAGCTTCAGGCTGCCTATCAAGAGCGATTATCCAAATATCAGCAACGTGTTAAGGCTCTCAAAGTTCCTGGCTATCAGGAAGCTGAGCAGGCCGTACTCGAGGAAATTCCCATCGAGACACAAAACGCGATCCTGTTTGAGTCAGAGAAGCCGGAAATCGTTGTTCTGGCGCTCGGTCGCAACGCTGAACTGCGCAAGCAACTGGCAGAAGCTACCAACCCCGTAGCAATTGGTCGTCTGCTGGAACGTATCGAATCGAAGGCCAGAATCATGCCAAAAGCAAAAACCACGGCAGCCACAACCCCGACAGTTAAGGGGAGCAACGGCGCAGTAATCAATAACCTCGACAAACTGAAAGCCAAGGCGCTGGAAACTGGTGACTGGACGCCGTATTTCGCCGCTAAAAAGGCAAAAAAATAACCTATCGGAGCATTAAGCATGGCTAACCAATTAGCAAAAGACCTTGAAATCATGTTCGAAAACTACGTTGAAGGCTTTGAGGCCGCCTGCGTAGTTTCCCGTAACGCTAAAAAATTCCGTCCCGGTGATACAGCAATGCAGCGAGCAGGTGATGTTCTGTATCGTCCGCAGCATTACCACATGAACATTGAGGAAGGCCTCGACCTCAGCGGAAAAACGCCTACAGCACTGGTTCAGCGCCTTGTTCCTTCTGTGTTCAAGGAGCCGAAAAACATTCTGTACACTCTGGATGCGCGTGAAATGCGTGACCCGGAACATAAAACTGAAGCTGGTCGCGCCGCAGGTATGCGCCTTGCTGCACAGATTGACTCTGACCTGATTTCCATGGTCACGCAGCGTGCTACTAACGTGATCACGATGGCTGACTCAACCACAGGTACACAGGGCCGTGATTTGTGGAACTGTGCGGCAGGCATTGATGCCACCATGACGGCGATTGGTGTACCTCAGGGCATCAACCGTCGCTCTTTCTGGAACCCCTTCAACTACAAAGATCTTGCAGGCGAGCTTGGTCACCGTGCCTATGCTCAGGGCGCAACCCTGACAGCATACGAAAAAGCGCAGATCCCTCCGGTTGCTTCCTTTGATAGCTACAAGACCGATATTTTTGGTCGATTACCGAAAGGAAGCACTGAATCCTTGACAGTATCAGGCCAACCTGAACACAAGGTTGAAGCGAAAGATTTAAATGGTATGCCAGTTGATAACCGACAGGGGACTATTACGGTATCTGCATCTGGCTTGCAGGTTGGTGATGCGTTCACCATTGCCGGTGTGAATTCCGTACACCAGATCACAAAAGATACCACCGGGCAACCGCAGGTATTCCGTGTTCTGGCTGTTAGCGGAACTACCGTAACAATCTCTCCAAAGATTCTCCCTGTTGAAAATGCCGATGTTGCGAGTCGTCCATATGCAAACGTCGATGCCAAGCCGGCAGCATCAGCAGCAATCACCATTCTCAACAAGAACGCAGCACCTGCTAACCTGTTCTGGGCTGATGGTTCTGTTGAGCTGATGTACGGCAAACTGGCGTTCCCGACTGGTCAGGGTCCACAGGTAATGACAGCAACCACCGAGCAGGGCGCTACGCTGATCATGTCTTACGCCTTCGACCACATCAAAGGTGTAACCACTGCGCGTTTCACCACTCTGTACGGTTGCTCTGTACTGGTTCCTGAATATACGGGCATCGTTATTGCCGGGCAGTAATTTTGGTGGGGCTTCGGCCCCATTTTTATTGGGAGAAGACAATGGCACGAACAATGCTCTATAAGCCTGGCAACATGATCACCTGTGGTCAGTTTGCTGTCGATTACGTCATTGTTGATGACGAAGAAGTTAAATCTCACCTGAAAAAAGGCTGGGTAAAAACTCCTGAAGAAACCGCAATGAAGCAAAAAGTGGCTAAGGCGGAAGAAGATGGCGAAAACGAAGGGTGATCTCGTTCTTAAGGCTTTACGAAAAGCCGGGCTGTATTCCAATGCCACGTTGACAGATGCCGACCCTCAGGCAATAGAAGATGCCATTAATGACCTCGAAGACATGATGGCAGCATGGCAGGCGAAAGGTATCGAGCTTGGATATCAGTTTGCTGATACAGAAAACGGCATCATGCCGTTACCTGACGATGATTCAGGTATCCATGCATGGGCAAATGATGGCGTCGCTTTGAAACTCGCTGTGCAAGTGTGCATGGATAACGTCATTCAGCCGTCAGATGCTCTCCTTACCGCTGCTGACAGCGCATATCAGACAATCTGCATCGCTTTAACCAAAATACCACCACTTGAGCGGCGAAATGACATGCCTCGCGGTAGTGGTAACAAAAGCGCGTTTACGTGGAATCGGTTTTACATCGAGAAAGATGATCCGAGTACGTGAGGTGAATAAATGCCGATTCAGCAACTTCCGCTTATGAAAGGTGTCGGCAAAGACTTTCGAAACGCCGACTATATCGACTATCTGCCAGTTAATATGCTGGCTACACCCAAAGAAATCCTCAACAGCAGCGGATATCTTCGCTCATTCCCGGGCATTGCCAAACGTTCTGATGTGAATGGTGTATCGCGCGGTGTCGAGTACAACATGGCGCAGAATGCTGTTTATCGCGTTTGCGGTGGCAAGTTGTATAAGGGCGAAAGCGAGGTCGGTGATGTTGCCGGAAGTGGTCGCGTATCAATGGCGCATGGTCGAACATCTCAGGCGGTAGGCGTTAATGGTCAACTGGTCGAGTATCGCTATGATGGCACGGTTAAAACAGTCTCAAACTGGCCTACAGACAGCGGATTCACTCAGTATGAGTTAGGTTCAGTCCGCGACATTACACGCTTACGTGGGCGTTATGCGTGGTCAAAAGACGGAACTGATTCATGGTTTATCACTGACCTTGAAGACGAATCGCACCCTGACCGATACAGTGCACAATATCGTGCCGAGTCTCAGCCTGACGGTATTATCGGCATCGGAACATGGCGAGACTTCATCGTCTGCTTTGGTTCATCGACGATTGAATATTTTTCCCTGACAGGTGCAACCACTGTTGGTGCCGCTTTGTATGTCGCACAGCCATCGCTGATGGTGCAAAAAGGCATCGCCGGGACTTACTGCAAAACGCCATTCGCTGATTCGTATGCGTTCATCAGCAATCCGGCAACAGGTGCGCCGTCTGTGTATATCATCGGTTCCGGTCAGGTATCACCAATCGCCAGCGCGAGCATTGAGAAAATACTACGCTCCTACACTGCTGATGAACTGGCTGATGGTGTGATGGAATCGCTGCGATTTGATGCGCATGAACTGCTGATTATCCATCTTACGCGTCACGTCCTCGTGTACGACGCATCTTCAAGCGCCAATGGTCCGCAATGGTGTGTACTGAAAACAGGCCTGTATGACGATGTGTACCGCGCTATCGACTTCATTTACGAAGGCAATCAGATAACGTGCGGCGATAAGCTGGAATCTGTTACCGGCAAATTGCAGTTCGATATCAGCAGCCAGTATGGGCTACAGCAAGAACACCTGTTGTTTACACCACTCTTCAAAGCTGAGAACGCCAGATGTTTTGATCTGGAAGTTGAATCATCGACTGGTGTCGCTCAGTACGCTGACCGCCTGTTCCTCTCTGCAACCACTGACGGCATCAACTGGGGACGTGAGCAGATGATTGAGCAGAATGAACCGTTCGTTTACGACAAGCGCGTTTTGTGGAAGCGTGTCGGGCGAATCAGGAAAAATGTCGGCTTCAAATTGCGCGTTATCACGAAGTCACCTGTCACTCTGTCTGGCTGCCAGATAAGGATTGAGTAATGGCGGATTCATCACTGAATAATCCTGTCGCGGTTCAGGCTGCGCGCCTTGATGCTTCAATTTTGCCACGCAATATATTCAGCCAGTCTTACCTGCTGTATGTCATAAATCAGGGTGCTGATGTTGGCGCAATTGCCGGGAAGGCAAATCAGGCTGGTCAGGGCGCTTATGACGCGCAGGTAAGGAACGATGAGCAGGATGTGATTCTCGCTGACCATGAGCAGCGAATTTCTGCTGCGGAAGCAACGCTTGTTAATCATGAGGAGCGAATCAGCCAGGCAGAATCAACTCTTCAGGAACATGAAACACGAATCACTAAGAATGAAAGCGATATTGCGTCGCTTGATACCAGAGTTCAGTCGCTGGAATCGCAGGTTTCAGACCATGAAACGCGCATTGATGCTCTGGAGTATGCAACCACACGCAAGAAGTCAGAGGTTGTTTACTCTGGCGTATCTGTAACCATCCCGACAGCGCCGACCAACCTTGTTAGCCTGCTGAAAACGCTCACGCCGTCATCCGGCACGTTGGCACCATTCTTCGACACCGTTAACAACAAGATGGTTGTGTTCAACGAGAACAAAACCTTGTTCTTCAAGCTGTCGATCGTCGGGACGTGGCCCAGCGGAACCGCCAACAGGTCAATGCAACTAACATTTTCCGGCTCTGTTCCTGACACACTGGTAAGCAGTCGCAACTCGGCGACAACGACCGATAACATCCTGTTAGCTACGTTCTTCAGCGTGGATAAAGACGGATTTCTTGCCACAAATGGCAGTACGTTAACCATTCAGTCGAATGGTGCGGCGTTTACTGCCACAACCATCAAGATAATCGCGGAGCAGTGATGATTCAGTTCAAACCAACGCGAAACATCGACCTGATAGAAGCCGTGGGAAATCACCCCGACATTATCGCCGGGAGCAACAACGGTGATGGATACGACTACAAGCCTGAATGCCGTTACTTCGAGGTGAACGTGCACGGGCAGTTCGGCGGCATTGTTTACTATCAGGAGATTCAGCCTTTGACCTTTGATTGCCACGCCATGTACCTGCCAGAGGTTCGTGGATTCAGCAAGGAAATCGGGCTGGCGTTCTGGCGATACATTCTGACTAACACCACCGTTCAGTGCGTCACATCGTTCGCTGCGCGCAAATTCCGCCACGGTCAGATGTACTGCGCAATGATTGGCCTTAAGCGTGTAGGAACCATCAAGAAATACTTCAAAGGCGTGGATGACGTGACGTTTTACAGCGCAACACGCGAAGAACTAATCGACTTCCTGAATCACGGGAGATAGCCATGTTATATGCATTTAAGCTGGGCAGAAAACTGCGCGGCGAGGAACCTTGGTGCCCTGAAAAAGGCGGGAAAGGTGGCTCCGATAAAAGCGCAAAGTATGCAGCAGAAGCTCAGAAGTATGCCGCAGACCTGCAAAATCAGCAGTTCAACACCATCATGAACAACCTGAAGCCGTTTACTCCTCTGGCTGATAAGTATGTCGGCAGCCTCGAGAACTTATCGTCTCTGGAAGGGCAAGGTCAGGCACTTAACCAGTATTACAACTCTCAGCAGTACAAAGATCTTGCTGGTCAGGCTCGCTATCAGAGTCTGGCGGCAGCGGAAGCAACAGGTGGATTGGGTTCCACTGCAACCGGTAATCAGTTAGCAACAATCGCACCAACGCTTGGTCAGCAATGGCTATCTGGTCAGATGAACAACTACCAGAATCTGGCAAATATTGGTCTTGGCGCACTGCAAGGTCAGGCAAACGCCGGGCAGACATATGCCAACAACATGAGTCAGATTTCGCAGCAAAGTGCGGCTCTTGCAGCGGCAAATGCCAACAGACCATCAGCAATGCAATCTGCTATTGGCGGAGGTGCGTCTGGTGCTATTGCTGGGGCTGGACTTGCGAAATTAATTGGTTCATCAACTCCGTGGGGTGCTGGTATCGGTGCTGGTATCGGTCTGCTTGGTTCACTGCTTTATTAAGGGGTAATCAATGGCTACGTGGCAACAGGGTATTAATTCTGGTGGTTTTCTGGCTGGCATCGGTACGCAAAATGAGAATGCGCCAAAGGCAAGCGACATTAACGCAACGCTTGGTCTGATCCGCGAAAACAATGAACTGGCTCGCTCAGGTGCAAATAACGTTGGTCTGACCGCGTTACGTGGTCTGGCTGGAGTTGCTGATATTTACAATCAGGAACAGCAACAGAAAGCGATTAGTGCGTTCAATAAGGTTCACGCTGATGCATGGGCTTCTGGTGATCCATCGGGACTATTTAAGTTTGCCAAGGAAAATCCAGCGTTTGTTGCGCAGGCACAACAGGCGTTTTCCGGTCTTAATGAGCAGCAACGCAACGATATGGGCGATTTAGCCATGAGGGCTAACGTCGCTCTTTCTCAGGGACCGGAAGCCTACAGTAAATTCATTACTGACAACAAGGACAGGTTAAATCGCGTTGGTGCTAATGCTGACTGGATGATTCAGACAGGTATCCAGAATCCAGAGCAGCTATCACACATGCTGACTACTATGTCTCTCGGTGCTCTTGGACCAGAAAAGGCGTTTGCTGTTCAGGATAAGATGGCTGGTCGTGAAATTGACCGAGGCAGGCTGGCAGAGACAATCCGCAGCAATCAGGCTGGCGAGGCACTTCAGGCGAGAGGGCAAAACCTTTCCTATCAGTCAGCAATGACTGGGCACAATATCGCAGCACAACGCTTGGCTCTGGATCAGCAAGAGTTCGGGTTTAAGATGCAGCAAGCGCAGGAAAAGGCTCAGCAGTTGATTAGCGAAGCACCTAAGCTGTCAGTAAATATGGAAAAAGGCATCGAGACGGCTGTAAACAATGCCACAGCATCATCAAACTCAGCCAATTCCATGAGTGCGCTTGCTCAACAGTTCAGAGCAGAAAAACCAACGACAGGTTTGTTCGGTAACGCACAGAACATGTTCGCAAAACTTACCGGAAGCGATACGACATTGCGTGATTTGCGCATTCGCCAAAATGCCCTTGTTAACAGTCAGGTTCTTAAATTCCTACCTCCCGGCCCAGCAACGGATAAAGACGTTGAGATCGTTCGACAGGGTGCGCCAACTGACATGGATAACCCTGAGACGGTCGCAAGATGGCTTGATGCAATGGCAAACCTTGAGCGACGAAACGCGCAGTTTAATGAGTTTAAAGCTGAGTGGATGAGCGCGAATGGCAATCCTGGACAATCGCGTAATGGCGGTCAGATATTGGGGTTGGATGTTAAAAAAGGTGAATCATTGGGGAGTGCCGTTAAGCGGTATATGTCATTGAATACTGACGCAGCGCCAGCACAAGATTCGACACCTTCAGGAGAACCACGGAATCAGGTTGGATCATATACCTCAAAATCAGGCATTCAATTTACGGTGGAATGATGAAAGTAACTGCAAACGGTAAGACATTTACCTTTCCTGATGGTACGAGCACCGAAGATATTGGCATCGCCATTGATGAGTATTTTGCTGGTCAGGCTGTTCAGCAACAAACAGTTAATCAGGCCAATAATGCACCAACACGGGAAGAACCATCATTGATGCAACAAGCTGGCGATTGGCTCACTGGTGGTCAAAGTGCAGGGCAAATTGCAGAACAGGCTGGTCGTGGTCTGGTAAACATACCATTTGACGTATTGCAGGGTGGCGCAAGTCTGATTAATGCAATCAGTCAGGGGATTGGTGGGCCAAAAGTTTTGGATGATGTTTATCGTCCAGTAGACAAACCGACAGACCCATACGCACAAGCCGGTGAAACAATTGGTGGGTATTTAGTTCCAGGAGTTGGAACGGCAGGAAGCATGGCTATTGGATCGCTGGCAGAGGCCGCAAATCAGAAAGGCGATTTCGCACAAAATGCAGCTAAAAATGCCGGAGTTAACCTTGCCGCTCAGGGTGTTCTTTCCGCAGCAGCAAAGGGAATAGGGCGTGGAATAACGGCTATAAAAGGTGATATTGCGCCAGAAGTGGCGAAGAAAATTGCCACATCAGAATCGATGGGCGTGACACCAATGACATCTGATGTTATCACGCCGAAAAATGCTTTCACTCGCGGCCTTACTCAGGATGCCGAGGGGGCTTTGCTCGGGACGGGCTCAAAGCGAGCAGAGCAATATGCAACGCGGAGTAAGCTGGTAAGCAATTATTTTGACCGTTTTGGTGAGTACAACCCTGATGATGTGGTGAAATCTCTGACCACCACGTTAAGGGGGCGGAAGGATGCCGCTGGCGCTGTTATCAATGACGTCACCAATAAAATGGGTAATGCCGCAGTTGATACCACAAATACCATGAATGCTCTGAATACAGCGATCGCAAGACAGGAACGGCTTGGGACGTCTGCCAATCAAAGCCTGCTTACATCCTTGCGTAACCTACGTGAAGAATTAGCAAACCCTGCAACTGATTTGGATGTTACGTTTGATCTCTTGCGTCAGCACAGAACAGCATTTAGATCTAATGTTCAGGGAGATGCTATGGTCTTCCCCAACCAGGCAAAAGCAGCTACCAATATGGTAGAGAATGCAATGTCAAAAGACCTTCGTAACGCAGTTGCTAAAAACCTCGGTGCATCAGACGCAGCAAAATACCTTAAAGCAAATTCCGATTATGCAAACGTTTATAATAAGGTGCTTAATAAAAACATTGCCAACAAGCTCAACAAGGCAAGCAGTGAAGCCAGTCCTGAACTTATAAATACCGTTGTATTAAGCAGAAAACCATCTGACGTGAAACGAATCTGGAGCGCACTGGATGATAAGGGGAAAGATGCTATGCGTGCAGCTTACGTCAGCAAAATAGCGGAAAAGGCCGGGGACTCTCCAGCCAAGTTCATCACTGAAGTTAATAAGCTGAAATCTCAGTCAGGCGGTGAAATTTACAACACTATTTTTTCTGGAAAGCACATGAAAGAGCTTGATGCTCTTCATGAAGTTCTACAGCAAACAGCAAGGTCAGACACCGCAAATGTAGTAACTCAGACGGGGCAATCGCAAGCCAACAGGATAAGGACGATTGGCGCAACTGCGACCCTTGGCGTATCAATGGGGCTTGAGGCTGGTTTTGGTGCAATGATGCGCTTGTATGAGTCCAAAGCAGCAAGGAATATGCTTCTTCGTTTGGCAAACACCAAAGCAGGAACACCAGCCTATGAAAGAGCGATAAATAACGCTGCGAATGCCATCAGACCGCTGTTTGCTACTGAGGCAACACAGCAGTAACGTATGGGAAATTGGATTCAATCGCTAACATTTTCTTTTTACTTTTCCAACAAAAGCTTTGGTTGAATCCATATTTCCATAACCGGAAATGGTTTTTGACATTAAAACTGTTCCAGTAGGATGTATTACCCATGAGTCGATAACGCGTTGAGTTTCGCCATTCGCGCCGATTCCTATGATGGAGTTTTTAGACAATGCTTTGTAAGCCATGCCGCCCGCATCTGTCCCAGAATATGTGATGCTGGCATCTTCACCGTTTGTCTTAATGATGAATGTTCCACTAAAACCATCTTCTTCCGGATGGAAATTATTTCGTTCTGAATAGCTTATTCCGCGCATATCTCCAACGACCCAGCACTCTGCTGTAGCCCCAAAAGATATGAATAAGAACATAGCAGTAAGAAATTGCTTCACGCCAACCTCCTTAGTTTTGAGCAGGATACCATGAAAAAAGTTAACATTGGAAACGTACCAAAGATGCTCGTTCCGCTCTTTGAGAGCGGTACAATTGTGTTTTGTAGAGACTTTCCAGAATGGCAACGCCTGCATCAAAAACTTGGCGTTGACGTGCATGACTCTGACGCCAACGGAGCGTCTCATACAATGAGTAGCGAGAATGGTGTTTTGCATGTGATAGGCGTGTTCAATGGCAAACTATCTACTATTGCCCATGAGTGCGCTCACATGGCATTCGATATCTGCTCAAGGGTAGGTGTTGATGTTGAACCAGGAAGAGCCAACGAGACTTACTGCTACTTAATGAGCAGGCTTGTTGAGTTCTGCGAGCGACATATCAAAAAGCCGGAGTGAACCGGCTTGATTATTACTTTTTGCTGTCTGGAGTTCGCTTATCCAATACCCAGCCATGACCTGGCTTTGTTGTTGGTGGAAGCCTTTCGTTGTCCTTGACGGTGGCAAAATTGTCTTTCTTACCGCCGCGCGGGCCAACTTCTTGGTATATTCCGCCGTTTTTTCCTGTGTTTTCACCTGGTTTTTTCGCCATGATATACCTCAACACACACCCGTTATTGGGCGATTAAATATTGATCTCATTTTATAAGTAGTCAATATGGTCTTGGTAATGTCAAAAATTAACCAATCGTCATCTGGGGTATCCATAAAAACCCTTCAGTACATAACTACTGACAGATAACCAACGCAACGACCCAGGTTCGGCTGGGTTTTTTTATGCCCAAAATTCACCGTAGCCATGCTGCGGCCATTCCTTGTATCTGGAGCAAATCAAATGACAGATTCAATAAATGCCAATGTTGTAGTGAGTATGCCTTCGCAACTCTTCACTATGGCTCGTTCTTTTAAAGCTGTAGCCAATGGCAAAATTTATATCGGTAAAATTGACACTGACCCGGTAAATCCTGAAAACCAGATTCAGGTTTATGTGGAGAACGAAGACGGTTCTCACGTTCCTGTTTCGCAACCAATCATCATTAACGCTGCTGGTTATCCGGTATATAACGGACAGATTGCCAAATTCGTAACTGAGCAAGGCCATTCTATGGCTGTTTATGATGCGTATGGTGCACAGCAGTTCAAATTCCCAAATGTGCTGAAGTATGACCCTGACCAACTCAGGCAAGATCTTGCATCTCAAGGAGGTGTTAATCTGGTAAACGGAGCTATCTCACAGGAAGATCTTGTTTTGCAGTCGATCACAAAAATTCCAAGTTATGATAATTCTAACGTAGTCCAGGCATGGCGCGATAGTGTTGCGACCTACGGGTATGTTTACTTCTCTAATCATTCAAAAAATCAGATGGTGTACACCGTACCGTCTACAGCTGCTAACGCTTCTTTCCTTGCGAACAGTAAAGTAATCATTGATAAAAATGTCACCCTGAGATTCGACAGTGATCTGTACTCACTGTTTAAATCGTTGCAGTACGAGGGGGAGGGTACGTTTGAATTTACGCACCTGAACTTTAAAGCAACCGGTGGAGAAGTGGATTACCTGGCTAAGCAGGCCATCCTCAACCGAAACCCTATTCGCATGAAGCGAGTGGAATGGTCAGATTGTAAAGTTTATTCCATAAATGGTGACACGTTCTTCTATGAAGGTGAAGTCACCATATCCTCAGATAGCGCAGCTATCTTCCCCTTAACTACTAACCGTACAACAGGCCTGTTCGCACCAATAGATATTGGAGAGCATATTTCTGCACATATTCGCATGGAATCTCAGGCCGCCTCAGAAGTTGGGATTGTTCTGCGATGCTCTGGTGGTTGGATGATGTTCTATGGGGCACCAGGTGCTACACAGTGGTCTTATAGACAGAAACCAATTGGTGGTCCAGTAGCAGAAGGAACTCCATTCCCGCTGCCAGGAGGTTTACTGTCGTACGCCCCGGGCAAAGCAACCGTTGGCGTATCACTGCAAGGTAAAAACTGGGCGCAGATAACGATGAATGGCGTTGGGATACGTTTGCCCTTTGATACTGCTGATGTAGGGGATGTATACGAAGTTGGGTTTGTTGCACTGACCCCGGCATCTGGAGGTTCTGCGCGTGTAACTGGATTATGCAGCTACACCTCTGATAATGGCGTGCACGGTAAGCCTCCACTTAATATCCTTATCCACGGTGATAGTACAGCTGAGGATTTCATTTCCGCGTTCAGCTCGTACATTCCGCAATTAATGGATGGAGCGAACGGCCACCGTTCATATAGCATTGTAAACAAGGCGGTTGCCGGACAGACAATGAGGCAACAGTTAGATCTCCTGAAGGCTCAGGGGCCGGGTGATGCTTACATCGTTATTATGGTTGCCGGAACTAACGAAGGGCAGGCAAACCAAAACGGCGATTATATGGCGGCACTGATAGATGAGTTTGTCTTATATTGCAATGGCCTTGGTCGTATCCCTGTTTGGGTTGAGCCGTGGATGTGGTATAGCCAGTCATTTATTGGCGGTGCTGGTCAACCATCAGCAAATTACGATGGTGTTGCGGAGTTGCGCGAGGCTGGTAAACGCCAGATGATGAAATATGGCAATAACGTCATTTGTGTAACAACAACTCACCAGCTCCCGGCCCCATATCCAGAGTATTTCAACACGCAATACGACCCACTTCTGCGTGATGACATTCACCAAAGCCAGTTAGGGTATCGTCTGTATGCGGAAATTATCTGCTCTGCCATTATCGACTGGTGGTCGCGTGTTGATTACACGCCAAGAGCAGCTGTTCAATGGTGGGCTGGAACAAACGTAACAGTACAGGCACCGTCAAGTTTAACTGCCAATTCAATTAATATTAAACTGGCAGCCACTTCATTTGCGAATGGCAATACTGTTCTAACGCTTCCGAGGTGGTGCAGACCAAAAGTAACCAAAAATGTCCCTGTACCGTTCACTGCTGATGGCGTTTCATTTGGCATGGCAATGGCCACCATTAATGCTTCAACAGGACAAATATCGATTGAAGGGTCCACCACTACATCTCCAACGTTCTACATAGATGCGACATGGTAGTAAAAACATGGAGGCAATACGCCTCCATGCTAATAACTCAAATGCTCTTAAAATACTCTTAAGGAGATGATCAGCGCTTTTATTAACATCAACCATCTATGTGCGTTATAGATTAATTATCTCCATGTGATGGCAGACAAAACTGATACACACAAAGCTTTGCACTGGATTGCAAGGCTTTATGTCACTCGATAGTGGTTAAGGCGGATCACTCCACCTTTTCATCAAGCCAGTCCGCCCACCATTGCATCATTTCTCTGCGCTTATCGAGATACTGAGCATGGTTGTAAATCCCGCGCACAGATCCGCCGTTGGCATGTGCAAGTTGCACTTCAATAGCATCAGCAGGCCATTCGTGCTCGTTCATAATCGTGCTGAATTCATGCCTGAATCCGTGACCGCTTTCCAGACCTTCATAGCCGATTTGTTTGATCACAAGCAGTACAGCGTTCTCGCAAATTGGCTTCTTCTTATCGTTGCGCCCGGCAAAAACAAACTCTGACACTGGTTTAGTGATTGAGCTTAGCGTAGTGAGAAGTTCAATCACCTGGTCTGACATAGGAACCACATGAATTTTTCGACCCTTCATCACACTGGCGTCGATGGTGATAATCCTGTTTTCAAAATCGACGTTCTTCCATAGCATGGAGCGAAGCTCTTTCGTTCTTAGGGCTGTGTAGCGTAAAACTTTTGTCGCAATGAGCGATACGATACTTCCTGAAAATGTTGCAAGTGCTTTGTTGAATGCCGGGATCTGGTCGGCAGGAAGAAACGGGAAGTTCTTCTTGCGGTATCCCTTCATGGCGTCAGCAAGGTCAGGTGCCGGATTATATTTAGCCCTGCCGGTGACAATAGCGTAACGGAAAACCTCGCCGCATCTTCTGCGTGCTTTGTTGGCTCGCTCCATTGCACCGCGATCTTCAAATCTGCGGATTACTTCCAGCAGTTGCATCGGCTCAATATCCTGAATCTCAAGACCGCCGATGATAGGTAAAATGTCGTCATCAAACATTTTTGCAAGTTCATTTGCATAGCCTACTGACCAGACTTGCTTCTTGTGCTCGTACCATTCCTTGTAAATGGCGCTAAAGGAATTGTTGTTAGACGAAGCCTTTTTCGCCTTTACCGGATCGATGCCAACCGAGATGTCTTTCCTCGCAGTCCATGCTTTATCCCTTGCCTCCTGCAAAGTCATAAGTGGATATTTTCCGACGGTCAGGATTTTCTCCTTACCGTCAATCTTGTAGCGAAGCTGCCATACCTTTTTCCCGGATACAGGGACATAAAGGTACAGGCCATTACCATCGAGAAGGCGGTATGGTTTTTCTTTCGGCTTTGCTGCTTCAATCTGCTTAACGGTGAGCATGGGTAAAAATCCGGAGGGTAAAATTATTTTATCCACTTTTTACCCGTCATGGGGTGCGGCTGTCAACGATCTGACGCGAACCATGACGAACTGTGAATCTACGGAAGTCTTGATATTCAGGGGATTTTGCGGACTGGTACGGATGGGAGCGAACTGATAAATGGTGTCCCCTGCAGGAATCGAACCTGCAATTAGCCCTTAGGAGGGGCTCGTTATATCCATTTAACTAAGAGGACAATGCGGCATGAGTATACCCGCTAATGGACTGCGGGGTAAGTACGCTGCCGCTCGATTGCTTAAACCCTCGCCATTTATGCTGGGTTTTTATCATTTTTCTTAATGTTTTCCGCACGTTCTGCTTTTTGGCGTGCTTCTGCTTTACGCTTGTTGCTCATGTCGTTACGAATCTGTGCATGACTCATTAACGCGAAGATAAAGGTGCCGCCGCAGATGTTCCCCGCTAAAGTAGGTAGTGCGAAGGGCCAGATGAAATCGCTCCAGTGCAGCGTGCCGTTAAACACCAGATAGAGGATTTCAACAGAACCGACAACGATGTGGGTGGTGTCACCCAGTGCAATAAGCCAGGTCATCAATATAATCACCACAATCTTTGCCGCACCCGCAGCAGGAAACATCCAAACCATAGTGGCGATCAGCCAGCCGGAAATGATCGCGTTGGCAAACATCTCGCTGGGGGTGTTCTTCATCACATCCATGCCGATTTTGACAAATGCATCGCGAGTTTCTTCATTGAAGATAGGCATATATTCAAATGCCCATGCAGCAATACCTGTCCCGAGAATATTACCCAGCAGCACGACGCCCCATAATCGCATAAGTAAGCCGACGTTGCTCATTGTCGGTTTTTGCATGACGGGTAGTACCGCAGTCACGGTGTTTTCGGTAAATAATTGCTGGCGGGCCATAATGACGATAATAAAACCAAAGGTATAACCGAGATTCTCCAGTAAGAAGCTGCCTGGCACTCCTTCCAGTTCGACATGAAATATCCCTTTTGCCAGTAGCGAAGCGCCCATCGACAGACCCGCCGCAATGGCTGACCACAGTAGCGCCATTGCGTCGCGTTCCAGCTCTTTTTCACCATCCTGGCGGATATGCTCATGAATTGCCATCGCCCGGGAGGGGAGTCGGTCTTCATCTATTTCTATTTTTTTGCCGCGCTCTTTTTCTTCGCTCTCAACTTCAATTTCGTCGCTGTGTTGATCAATTTTGTCGTTGTCCAT